GCCGCGTTTTTGTAATCGCGCTAACGCTGCTTCTAAAACAGAGTCGTCATAATCCCCGAACCGTTTAGCACTGGCTTGTGCTCCTTTTATATATGAATCTGCAGCATCTTCATCTAGCAAGAAACTAGGAGCATAAGTACCTAGTCCTTCTACTAACCGACCCAAGCCTGTCATTCTTTTAGGTGTTTCGTATTTAGGAAGAACTTGGTCTATTAATTCTCTTTGTTTTTGAAAAGTTTCTCTTTCCGGTAGTGACATTTTTGCTAGTGCAGCAGGATCATCAAACGCTTCCGCAGTAACCCTAGGATCTTGTTCCTCTAGCCGTAGCCAATCTGGAGCTTTTTCTCCTAGTAGCGCACCTAATCCTTCAACACCTAAACGTCCTATAGACGGCCCCAACATACCTAGTAACGCACCAGTAAGTTGATCTTTACTGTCAACTTTATCTCTTTGCACAATTGGCGTGCCGGTTTGCAGTTTAGGAGCTGCTTGTAATTTAGGTACTTGAATCGAAGGGAGACCTCTCCCTCCTGTTGTCCCTATTGGTTGAAACTGATACACCATTATCCTGGTCCACCAAAGTTATAGTAGTTGTAAGGATTAGCTCCAAATGCTGCAGTAGTTCCACCCGTCTGCGCTGTTGGGCCAGAGTATCCTGTACCGCCTAGTAATGGCCCTGCACCTGTTAAGAAGTTTCCGTAACCTTGGAACAACTGGGCCGGTAAGTTGTACTGGCCTACGAAGTTCTGGTAATTCAGATCCATTAGAGCTTGGTTTCTGGCTCGGTTCATACCACCGATACCTAGTTGAGACTGTACGTCGCCTGCTATTAATCCTGGCATCGCAGTTCCGTAGCCTTGGTACTGTCCTGCCGCACCTGTTTGGGCAGCTCCTAATTGACCAGCTAATCCAGCTAGTCCTTGTCCTGTACCAGTTCCCATACCATATAGCTGCTGACCACCGGCTCCGATACCTTGTCCTGTAGCCGAAGCCATTCCAAATCTTTGTTGCCCTAATCCCCCAATACCTGCTGCCGCATTTTGTCGAGCTTGTTGCTGCCTACCAAACTCGCTCATACCTTGTTCTTGAGCACGTTGATAACCTTGAGAACGAATACCGGATACCGCTTCCATTAGACCACGGTCTCTTGCTCGTTCGGATTCAGCTTGAGTTAATCTAGAACGAGAACCTCCGAATCCTCCTGTTCCAATCTCACCGGCTCGTCGACCGATATCGCCTTGAGCAGCAGATTCACGAATATCTTTCATTGCTTGTTGAACTACTTCATCTTCGTAAGGATCCATGTAGCTCTTATAGGCTTCAGAAGGATCGTACTGAGCCGAAGCCGTATCTCTTAATCTTCTAGCCGACTCTCCCGTTAGGGCGTCTCCGCGCCTATAGCCCTCTTTAAGCGTATCTAAGCCTAAACGGGTATAGTCCTCCCCCATACCCTGTGCGCGTCGCATAGCGGCTGCTGCTTCGGAAGCTCCTGCTCCTTGGGTAGCGAGGGCTTCTTCGGTTAACCCAGCAGCACGTTGAAAATAAGGTTGGTAAGCACCTACGCCCTGATCTGCAAGTTGCATTGCATACTGTTCTCTAGGAGAGAACCCTGCAATACGCTCGCCTGTGTAAGTAAACGGGCTTGTATCTGGTCCACCTAAGTTTTCAAATTGACTTTTATAGTAATCAGAAACTCCTGGAAGGAGACCTCCTGTACCGGCTAACAGGTTGTAAAGATAAGCATCCGGTCTTTGATAACTATATGCTGGATCTGCCATTAGACAAGCCTTCCATCGTTATTTATTTCATCAAGGGCTGCAATCCCACGTGCGTGGTTGCCCCCTCCCATTCGCCGTACTCCGTTAGCGGACACAACGTATTCTCTATCACTGGCCCATATCGGTACTAAGTCATCTCGTTCACCACCGATCCCGTCTACTTCACCACCGCCAAGGAACAGTTTACGGTTAAGGACGGTTCCTCCGTCGTTCATGCCGTTATCAGGATCTCGTGGGTCTTCTAACAACCCTGCGTCTCTAGCTTTTTGTCCAAGAGAAATAGCTGTGTCTACTACGCCTTCAGGTATGTCTCCTACGGTGTTTACAAAATTAACTATTGCTTCATCACTTAGTCCAAGAAAACGTAGTGTCTCAATCAAACCAGGATCACCGTGTTCAAGTATTGGGTCTTGTATACCACCTTCAGACCCTTTTTCGTATCGTCTAGGCCTACCGCCGTAAGCCATACCTATAGTGCCCATGCCTTCTAGTTCTGTGGTTTTAGGTGCTCTATATCTAGGAGCTTTAACAGGGGTTTCTACACCACCACCAAATAAACCGGAAAGGGCTTTAAGAAGACCCATTACATCAGAAACGCTTGGCGGTTCTGCTTGTCCTTTTGGCACGCCTCCTCTAAGCCACTCCATAAGTTTAGAGCCAACACCACCACCTTGGTTTGCATACAAAGGTGCATCTACTGTATCGCGATACTGTTCTACGGTTAGCGAACCAATACCTTTACTACGAGGGTTTTCTCCGAAGCGTTCTATGATAGACGCAGAGACTTTAGGGTTTTTACTAGAGAAATCCGCAAGAATTTTCTCTTTCATTTCATCACTGTATATAGAAGCCATTACTCTGTTTCCTGCTCCTCTTGCTGTTCCTCGTCAAACTCGCGGTAATATTTTACTATTGAAAGCATCTGACGGATATAGCGTTTTATATCCGCAATATTACCTGATAAGTTCTCATAACCCTTAGAAGTAAGAGAGTGCCAAGCGTTTGCAGGAGCGTTCCCTTCTTCTAAATCTTTTAAATACTCCTCCATCGTTTCAGGAGTTAATATCTTCCATTCTACCGGAAGAAAAGTTACTGCGTTTGGTAACGGAGGATGATACATAGGAGCATCTTTTACAACCGTTACAACCTCTACTGGTTGGACTTCAGGTATCGAGGGTTTTGAATCCCCGAACCATGAACAACCACTAATTAGGAGCAATACTAATACTATTAGAGCTTTCATTAAACTGGTACGGGTTAGTAAGTTTTTCAAATTCCGCTCCGACGGCTCGCGTGCCTCGGTTCACTATATTCTCGATCAATCCAGGTTTTCTCAAAGACAGCACATTGAGATCGTGCTTTGCGAACTTTTTTCTAATCGTTTCAACCTCAGCTTGTGCTTGCTGGTTTTCATCGGTTAGCTTTTCTATTTGAGCAACCATAAGTTCTTGGTTTCTAATGGTTTCTTTAAGGTTTTCGTTTTGAGTTTCTATAGTGCGTTCTAGGGTTTTTTGGTTCTGGATTGATTGTTCTAACCTTATATGAAACGCATCAATCTCAGCCTGAGACTTGTCGTAATAGAGTTTAAACGCGCCTGCTGTAATCGCTAAAGCCAACCCTAGTCCCGCACTTAATTTCCAGCCCATAATCATATTAAAAAATTAATGTTATTTGGCCTAGTTCTGCCGTCTTCGATCTGAACTTTACCGCTTTTCGCTATATATAGCATTAGTTCAGCGTTACCGGAAACTCGACGCCTATTTTCTCTTTGAGTTGACTCCATTAACTTCTCATACCGTTCTTCAGCCGCTTGTCTCCAAGAGGCTTGAGCTGGTTGTGTTGTTGGTCTAATTTCCATCATTTAAAAATCAGTATGATCCCTCCGATTAGTATAAATGCACAAAGTAATCCTATTGCCGTTACTCCCATAATTAACCATATCTGCCTAATCATTTTCTTTCGGGCAGCGGCTCTAGCTTTTATAGCTTCCATCTGTCGTTTGTGGGCTGCTTTTTGACGAGCTTTAGCGTCGTCCCAGCGTTGAAGTAAAGCTGGGTCATGAATCACGAGCATATCGTGGAGTGACTTTTCCCACTGATCGCGTCTATGTTTTATTGATTCCAATTTCAAAAGCTCCTGTGAGCTAAGGTTATTAATAACCGAGTCTTTCTTTTCGCGCTCAAACGAGTCTAGCGCATCAGAAAACCCTTGCATCAATTCAACTGCTTTCGCAGCCCCATCACCGACCTCGTTTAATTTATTTATGGCCGTTGAGATGGTCGATAGTATCGCACCGGCAGCGGCGACTGATTCAATAATCATAGTAAACCTCTATGGTTTACGCGACATATAGGCTGTTGCGCCGAAATACAAACCTATAATAGAAGCTTGTGAAAGAAAAAGCATATCCGAAAGAGAAGAAAGGGTACTAAGTCGTTCTTCTGGAACAAACGGTAACAACGGTAATAAGGAATATAAAACCATGGAAGCCATCGCTACCCACGCTATTCTGCGTTGAGAATCTTGTTTCTCTTCTCTTAAGTCTAACTCAATCATCTGTGTCGCTCGTTCCAGCTCTTCATCTGAAACTGTTCCGTCTTGGTCTATGTCGTATTTAGCCCAAACAGAATTTTCTTGTAACTTTTTAACCATATTCAATCCCAAAATTTTTGGTTTGCACCTGCCATTACAGGTCTACAATACGCAGTTATATTCTGTTGTTTAATTCCTCCTCTACAACGGGTATCCCTGCAATTGTGTTCTATCCAATATGCGAACTGCTGGCATCTATGGACGTCTCTAAATAACATTTGGTCTGCGCCTTCAACTACATTACCTTCTATAACAGTAATTAACATAAAAGCTAAAACTGCTCCTTTCATTCAAATGGCGTATATTGCTTGCCATGGTATACGAGTGCTTGATTTCTATTTTCTCCAGCAGAGACATAAGAAACATGAATCCACCCGCTGTTAGGGTCTACCCCGTCATAAAACTCAAGGATTAACTGGTCATAGTCTAAGTTGTCTATTACCCATCGAGCTACTTTATCGTTATCTACTCCTGGAATCTCGAAGTCTATTGCCTGTCCTTTACAATGCTGACTGTTAGAACTTGACCCTATTGCCGCATTTAATTCTTGACATCGATACCCGCTATTAAGAGTAAACGGTATTCCGTAATGCACTCTAACTGGTTCTATTACATTTTCTAGAACTCGCTTTAAATTCTCTAATTCTTCACCAGTAGCGGTGTTATCTATACCATGGCGTTGTGCTGTTTCACTTCTACAACACTCACCTAGTGTAAAATGTTCGCTTAACTTCTCACTCATTAGTCAATCTCCACCGTTATATTACCGCTTGCAACTACTTGTATAGTTCCTAATGTAGCGGTTGCGCTTAACCCTGAAGTTTCTGGTGTAGAAAGATATTCCCAACGAGTACCTAACCAAACCTGAAGAACTTCCTCTGTTAAGTTCCAGATTACTTCTCCTGTTGGAAACTGTAACTCATCTATTTCTTCGGCGGTGTATTGAGGTGTTGCGTCAAAATCAACCGCATCTAAACTAAGTTCTAATATACGAACGAACCTATTGAACGTATTTACATCAACAAACTGATTCGTGTACGGAGAAACTAGAGGCAAACGCCCTTGTAGTATCTTGCTCATCTTCTACCGTTAGGACGAAGATCTAAACGAGTACCACCGACTCTAAAGCCTACTCCTAGTTGCACACCTTCAGCAGCATCGTCATCAGATTCGAAACGAACCACAGCTTGCCTTGCACGTGCTCGCATATCTATTTTCGTAGTAGTTGCTGTAAATGCGCTTGTATTATCTGTTGCTAAAGAATCACCAGGATAATTACGGGTCTTTAACACCGTATTTATTTGTTGTCCAGACCCACCGGTCCCTGTAAATTTAACGTCTGGTATCATACGCCGTATAAACTGAAACTCTTCTCCTTCTCCTATATCAAAGTCTCCTGACTCGATATATACGTTGGTCATCGGAGAACCGTCTGCATCGTTACCAGTTTCATGGTCGTAAATATAGTAGTTGCTGCTTGCTGCACCGGCGGCTCTAGGGTTATTTTCTATTCCTTCATCGATCCATGCTGTCCTATCTAACTGTCCTATAGACCAAACATTATCCACATAGTTAAACACAGCATAACGGTTAGGTAAGTTAGAATCACTAGAGCTATAAAACCAGCCTACTTCATTAAATTGACGGTTTAAAAATCCAAAAAACTGGAAGTTTTGTTCTTCGTTAATATCGTCAAACACATAGCTATGTACTGAACAAGGTATATTTTGCACAGAGCCGTTATATACATAAAAACCTTTACGATCCATCCAGAAAATACCGGCAGGAGAATTAACAGCTGCGTTAGGCCCGATCAATCCCACCCCTTCATTAATTAGATTTAGTCCAAAAGTCAGCGGAGGGCCAATAAATTGTAAACTGTATAACGAAGTGTCTGTCCAAATAAGTACTTCTTGACGCGCTCTTATGCCACCTATAATTTGAGAACCTGAAGAAAGTCTTAAAGATCCTGCCGTATTAGTGCTTTTAGGTTCCCATTCTAATATATTTTCTTGGTCACAAAAGGCAATAAGTAACGGGTCTATAACGCTCGTGCGTGCAGTCCCGTCAGTATTAATAGGGTCTGCTCCTAATACAATAGCGTGGCGGTCTATATCTGACACAATTACCTGAAGCCCTACGGTCGGCGGTAAATTAACACTTGTTAAATCTTCTAACGCTTTAGCTCTAACTGAAACGGTATCTGAATTATCCCAAAAGAAGATACCTCCCGCTCTTACACAAGAAAGCATATCCTCACCAAAATTATCAATCGACCACAACCTTAATTGACTAGAAGCACTTAGTGCGCTAACAGAACCAAACGTACCCCCGCCCCAAGTACCAGATCCCCAACCAGAACCTTGAACATAAGTATCAAGTCCAATATTAATTTGATACGCACCAACTACACTACTTCCACCGTTACCGCTATCACTAGCATTCGCAGTGACCGTGGTTCCTGAAGTATCTTTCGCAGTAAATGTGTAGGCGTTAGCACTAGTCACAGTAGCTATCTCATACTCTTGATTAAGAACAGCCGCTGTAACTAAACCGCCTAACGTAGCAGCTCCGCTAAAGGTCACAAAATCTCCCGCCACTGCTCCATGGTTCGTGTCTGTTGCTGTAATAGTAGAAGAACCATTACTGGCTGAAAAAGTAACATCTCCTGCGCTCGTAGTTAAACGAAGAGGAGTTATATCATTAAAAGCATCTCCCTCTTGAATATAAAGTTTTAGACGAGTTCCTATGCCTAGAAATTTTGTACCTTGAAGATTAACCCAAGCGTGAAGTTTACGTCCTGTTCCTTTATAAGCATTAAGAGAATTTTTAGCCCACCCGCCTATCTTTTCTGGTAATCCTTTACGAAATCGAACTAAATTACCGTCAAACCAGCCTCCCTCAGCTGTATAAGCGGTTCCTTCTTTATTGATTCCTGGATTGAATAAAAACTTTTGTAAGGGCATAGCTCACAACTATAGAAACTTAGCTGCAACTATAGTCGCAACCATAAACGGATACACTCCCCAAATCATCATTTCTAGTTTC